GACGCCTCAGAAGAGGTGAAGCCACAGCGGCGGCAGGCTGGCAACGTGGTGGCCCCAGCTGGACGTACGTCTGGTCAAACACCACGCAAGGTGGCACTCACCTCCACTCAGGTCGCACTCGCCAAGCGCCTTGGGTTGACCCCTCAGCAGTATGCGGCGCAACTCTTGAAGGATGCTTCCAATGACTGAACGTACACCCCGAGCGCTCACCACTCGCGAAGGCGGAGAACGTCGCAAAGGATGGCAACGCCAATCTCTCCTCCCGACCCCCGAACCCCGTGACGGCCTTAAGTTCCGTTGGGTTCGCACCTCAACGCTGGGCAACGAGGACAACAAGAACGTCTCTAGCCGGTTCCGCGAGGGCTACACCCCTTGCTTGGCAAAGGACTTCCCCGAGCTGCACATCATGTCCGACCACAACTCTCGGTTCCCTGAAAACCTAGAGGTCGGCGGGCTCCTCCTGTGCAGTATCCCCGTAGAGCTCGCAGACGAGCGTACTGATGGACAGCTTCATCAGGCGAAGGCCCAGATGGATGCTGTTGACAACAGCTACCTCCGCGAGAGCGATCCCCGAATGCCGGTGCTTCGGCCCGAGCGTTCAACCAAAACCACATTCGGCAGGGGATGACCCTCCGATCACTGAAGGAGAGAACCAATGGGTTCCGTTAATGCACCCTTCGGTCTGCGTGTGACTGGCCGTCTCGACAATGGCTCGCTGGAGGTTTTCCGCCAGTACCCCATCGCTTCGGGATATGCCGCTAACATCGCCGCTGGCGACGTTGTCATGCTGACCGACAATGGCACCTCGACCACGATCACCAAGCAGACCGCAACCGGGGACACCTCGGCTGACATCGCGATGCTCGGCGTGTTCATGGGCTGCTCGTACACCGACCCCTCGACCGGCCAGCTGACTTTCAGCAACATGTGGCCGACCGGCACCGTTGCTTCGGACGCTCTGGCGTTTGTCGTTGACGATCCGCAGGCGCTGTACGTCGTGCAGGCAGACGAGGCTATCACCAACACCCTCGACATCTACGGCAAGAATGCCGCGATTGTGCAGGGCGCGGTGAACACCACGTTCAAGGCCTCGCGAGTGGCACTCGATGCGTCCACCATCGGCACGGACGCCAACCTTCCGCTGCGAATCATCGACTATGTCGGTGGCCCCCGCGGTGGCGAAGCTGGCACCACCTTCCCGCTGCTGGTCGTCAAACTCAACTACACGCAGCTGACCGCTGCTGTTGGCGTCTAAGGAGGGCTGACACATGGCTATTTCACGCGCACAGGCCCTTAAAGAACTCCTGCCGGGGCTGAATGCCCTCTTCGGTCTGGAGTACGGCAAGTACGAGAACGAGCACACCGAGATTTACGAGACTGAAACCTCGGAGCGTTCGTTCGAAGAGGAAGTCAAGCTGTCTGGCTTCGGGGCTGCCCCGGTCAAGCCGGAAGGCTCGGCGATCACCTACGACAACGCGCAGGAATCGTTCACTGCTCGTTATAACCACGAGACCGTGGCGATGGGCTTCTCCATCACCGAGGAAGCCATGGAGGACAACCTCTATGACTCCTTGTCGGCTCGCTACACCAAGGCGCTCGCTCGCGCCATGGCGTACACCAAGCAAGTGAAGGCTGCTTCGCTGCTGAACACGGGCTTCACCACCTTCACCTCTGGTGACGGCGTGACCCTGTTCAACACCGCGCACCCGACTGTTGCTGGCGGCACCAACTCCAACCGTCCTGCGGTTGATGTTGACCTGAACGAAACTGCCCTCGAGCAGGCTGTGATCGACATCGCTGCGTACAAAGACGAACGCGGCCTGCTGATCGCCGCCCGTCCGCGCAAGCTGATCGTTCCGCCGTCGCTGATGTTCGTTGCGACTCGTCTGCTGCAGACCGAGCTGCGCGTCGGCACCGCCGACAACGACATCAACGCGCTGAAGTCGAACGGCTCCATCCCGGAAGGCTATCGCGTCAACCACTACCTGACCGACGCCGACTCGTGGTACATCACCACGGACATCCCGAATGGCATGAAGCACTTCGTGCGCACCGCGATGTCCACCTCGATGGACGGCGACTTCGACACCGGCAACGTCCGCTACAAGGCCCGTGAGCGCTACTCGTTTGGCGTGTCGGACCCGCTGGGTATCTACGGCTGCCCGGGGGCCTGAGTCACGTTTACGGTTGATCCGTAAACTGCACTAGGA